TAGACGTTTCAGCTACAGTGTGGTAAAAATCGCCTGCTCTTTGACCATCATCAACTACCTCAGGATTTAGTCCTTGCAACAGTTTGATACGTGGCACTATTGTTAAATCAGATACATTTTCTGTACCTTCTCCTGAGTATTGTGCTAAATAGTCAGGTACGCTTATTTCACTACTATTTTCTTTCTTTGCTACTGTTTTAGCCATATTTTTTCTCCTATTTAGACCTTGGTTATAGATGTATTTTCAAAGCTATAAATATTAAAGATATCATCGGGTAGGTCAATTCCATCAGACATTAATGTTTTAGCCGTTGCGGATAGAGTAGAAGAATTTACCGTTTCCGTAACGATATCCCCTAATCCATTATTACGGAGCCATAAATAAGCTTCGTCTTTCATATCCTTCTGGATACTAGTTCTTGACTGAGCAGACACTGTAAATCGAAATCCGTCTACAGTGATACTACTAATACCTTGCTCAGTAAATTTTTGTGGCACGATTTCTTCCTTCATGCGCTTGTATATATCCCCCATTCTCTTTTTTAAATACTTTAAATTGTCATCATACTGTCTAACGTCAGACAATAAAGATAAAACCGCTGGTGTATCAGCTGAAAGTATGCTCTCCATCTCAGTCTCTGCTTTAAGAGCAAGCTCATTAATATTTTCCATCAATATTAGAAATTGGTCCATATCCGTCTTATTCATATCTTTTCTCCTATCTTAATTTCATAATATCCCCTAAGCTTTTTATCATACTTAAGAAATGTTGCTGGTAAATAACCATTTCTTTCTAGCCAAATAGTAATAGTAGACACCACACAAGAATCACCTAAAGGAACAATATAGTCTACCTCAGGATTAAATTCAATAAGTGATTTATCACAAGATGCTAATATTTCATGTGTATACATTTGTACATCATCTGGATAATAACCCCTACCTAGTAAAGGTGTAATTGCACCAAATCTAGCTAAAATCTGTAAATCATGTTTTACAGTCGGTAATTGAGTAATAAAACATCTAGCCATTATTAGACTCTCTTTTTCTAACGTCTTCAAATATTTCTGACAATTTTAATATCTGCTCATCAGACATAGTGCGTTCTGCAAATTGTAAATTCTTATCTGTAGAAAATTGCATAGAAGAACGTATACTATCAATTTTCTTCAAAGTAGGTGTTGTGTCCTCATCAAATAAATCAAGCTGATCTGGAGCTATCCATTTAATATCAAATACTCTTCTATCTAAGACTGAAGATATTATTAATGCAAAATTCGCTACGTCAGCAGCTTCTCTTTGAGTATTATGAGCGTCCTCATCAAATATAGCAGATTCAAGCTCTGACACCTCTTCTTGTAGCATCTCAAATGCGTTAACTACGTCTACGTCATCCCAATGACCTTTATGGGCATTTTTAGCTAGCTTTTCTATCATAATAGATACAAAGCGATGAATGTCTCCTATATAGTCAACACACTCATTTGGCACTGCAATCCTAATTTCTTTCATGTCAATCCTAACTATTTATATCAAAATCTTCAGCTTTAATAGTATAACTACCAATAATAACATCTTCACCTTTACGTAAAAGACCACGCAAACGATTACCTAAATTCATGCGTTGCATACCATTATTAAGCTTGCTGTATTTAGCCATATCAATACCATTTACGATAGCAATAGCATGAAGCCCATCAATACCATTTACATCTTTATAAGTAAGATGCTCAGCTAGCCTTTTTGCTACAACGTCACCGCAATAATCGTTACCAGTAGCACGATATTTGGCCCGATAATGGTCAGCCATAACGATTACTTTATCAGTGTTAGTGTCATTTTCCGTTAATGCCTTTGGCAAATTGCCACTTACATTGGTCCACTCTTCCCATTTAGTAATAGCTAATGATAATGTTTCTTTAGCATCACTACCTATAGCCCAAACAGGACCTTTAGTGTCTGGCCTTACTACAGTGTAACAGACTCCGTGATCAGACTCATCTACGTTAATGGAAAAACCAAGCTTTTTAGCCTTGGCTAAAGTATTATGATGTATCTTCATTTTAGTACCCCTATCTAATTGTCTATCTAAAATATATTAAATCACATTACGCGACGTTTGTCAATATGTTATTCTTTAAACTCCTGCTCACCTATACGCACGATACCCCCTCTTCTTAATTTACCACGTAGTACGTTACCAAGTAGCATTCTTCTTTGTCCTGCATTTAAGTGTGACCAATTTGATACTGGAACGTTATTAACTTCTGCTACATTTTGTACCTTGTCTGGGTCAGTCTTGCCTGTCTCGTTATCGGTAAGGTAAGTAGATAATGCTGTAGCAATATCGTCACTACAAGTACCTGATCTACCATATTTTTCCATAAATTGTTTTGTCATAAAATCTGGCATTACTTCTCCTAAAAATCTATATTTCTTTGTTCAAACGATGTTGGAGCTTCATACGCTAGTGCTATGTCTGATTCTCCGGCTGATAACCAAGTCTTTACATTTCTAACTACCCACATTTTTACTTTCTTATTATTAATGCGTTTAGCTCCTAAATTAGTATATCCTAGTCTTTTTAAAGTCTGTGTTAGAGATATAGGATTTATTCCACGGAATCCTGGAGCAGTATTTAAAGCTGAAGCTAAGTCCGTAGCGTTAACTATATCACAAGTTACAGGCCATTCACTATTTTCTGCACATTCTTTAATATAAGCGTCAACTGGCCTTGTAGTTTCATCCACCATATCTTGAAAGTGTTTAGTCTTAGGAGGTGGTGCTTCTGGGTCAAAACCGTTTAAATCAAAGCTTAAGGCCCACCTATATATAGCCGATAAGTTATCTTTAGTCCAATTAAATAAATTTTTATAATAAGTTGGGGATTTAGGGTCAGCTTCACTCATCCATACCCAAAATCTACGACTGTCTTTATCTAGGATGATCGCATTTGTGTGGTTAGTAGTACAGAAAAACGATGCCGGATTATTAGATACATAGCTATCGGTTCGCATCTTTCTAATAGTAACGTTATCCTCAGATAGCATTGGTTTCATTCTATTTGCTATTTCAAGTCGACCACCAGCCATTAATTCCTCAATAAACACTACTTCTGAGTTAGCAAGCCAATCATTGTATTGTTCTCTTAATTGATCTGTGCCTACTTCCATAACGTGATCGTTACCTATAATTCCTCTAAACACTTGCTTTAAGTAACTTTTTCCTGTACCTTCTTTATGTGATCCAATTACTACCGCGTGTCGAAGTCGCCTTCCAGGATTCGCTAGAACGTGAGCTATACAGGATGCTAGGTGATGAAATCCGTCTTCGTCATTATCAGTAAGATACTTTAAGTGATCAGTAAAAATTGATACGTCTGTGCCATCTTCGCTTGGAATAATCTTGCGTGGTTGCCACGTGTTAAATATTCTACGTCCTTTATACATAGACATTGTTTCTACTATTCCAGGAACAAATTCGCAAGTGTCTACCATTTTTAAATCTATTGACTCTAATAATAGCTTAGCAATGTTTTTATTTGGGGCAAGAGACGCATGAGCACGTTGTACTGCCGATGGTGTAAACGTTAAATCTTTAACTGGATGATAAAAAGATTCTTCAAAAGCTACATATATATAAGACTTTAGCAATTCTGAAATGTCTATTTTAGTGTGAGTACCTCTAGCAAATCCTTTATTTATTGCACCGTCTATTAAACCGTCTAAGAAGTGGTCTGACTTATATCGATCTACCTCTGAATTACCTCTATCAGTTGATACGTGAGCATCGTCAACGTAGCTTCTTACTAACCTTTTAATTTCGGTACGTGCGGAGCTTTCTGGTTCACCGTGAAAATTAATCCAGCTAGCAATCCCCTGCATAATAGGATGGTGAAATCCGTCTTTGTCATCTCCTATAGAATTTAAAAATCGCATATACTTTCTGTCTTCTGGCTCATCGTCAGAATTGTAAATCCACTCTCTAGATAACGCAACAGTGTCATTTGCTCCTTTAATGATTCCACTTCTCTGTACCATAGGATCTTCAATTTCTTCAATAATAGGACGCGCAGTATAGTGGGGCTGAATTGGGTTAAGCAACGCTGGGTCTACTAGCCTTCGACCAAATACGCCTAAAAAAGACTCGTTAAATGTCTGAAAATAACGCTTAAGGTCATCGTCACTTATTGGAACGTCTAATACAAAAGAAATGTGACAACTTACTGTGGTTCCTTTAAAACCAGCACTAGCTGAATACCGCCAATGGCAAGAAGTATCATGAAAAGCTGACGGTAAAAGGTCTATAACGTCCCTGATCGTAGTCTCTGGGTCTTGAGGATTAAATTCGTGATTAAGTATTTTCTTTGATTTGTCTGCTGGCAAACCATCAATATCAAGCGTTACCCACCTTCTAGATGTTGGGACAATTGTACCTTCCCCTGTAGTACGAACTATACGCCTTACGTCGCAAGAAAGGTCAGTAGTTTTAGATGGGTGGCCCCTTACTATAAAAGAATACGGTACTTTCTGTAATTTTTCTAATTGTTCAAAAAACTCGTCAGGTGTCTTAAATTGTCGTACCCTAAATTGAAAATTCTTAGCAATACGGTGTGATACCGTTTTACCTTTTTTAATTGTCTTAGTACAGATCGCCTTAGGAACTGGTGTAAGTATTAAAAATTCGTGAGGAACTGGGTCAGATAAAGTTTCAGCTTCTATTGTTCTTACCATGATATACCTTGAAAAGTAGAGGTTCTTAAGGCAACAAGTCCATCACAGACTCTCTTTCGGAAATACGCCACCCTAAGAACCTCATTAGGATAAAATGTAAACACACTATTAAAACATATGATTAACACACTGTCAATGGGGTTTTCCGAAATCGTTATCACTCGAAAAAAATTCTGAATCTGCTTCGATTTCTTCCATCATCTTAGGTAGATCGCAGTTAGTAGGCACATTCTTAATTGCAAACGTAACTGCTTCATCAATTGTAGTAACTGCTTGTTCTGTATTTTTAGCCATTAAAAACATCGTGTTAATAATCGATGCTAACATCCCCATTAACGCGTAGGGACTACCACCTTTTTTATAACCTTCTCGATATGCAACACAGACCGCTTCAGTGCCTATTTTATACCCTTTATTATATAAAGCTTCATTGTCTTCATTCATCTTATTTTCTCCTACCAGATTTTAATACTATGTCTGTATAACGTTGACCCGATTTTTCAATTAAACGCTCAAACGTGCCTTTTTTCCACTCAGGCCAGCCAGCACGAGCTTCATGTGCTTTTTGTACACCTTTTATCATACCCTCTATTTGCTTTTGATAGACCCTTTCTTTTCGCTCTTTATCACTAAGCTTGTCTTTTTTATCTTTCTTGTACTTACCAGAACTTATATATTTACGACTCATCACATTTCCCTAACACTTTTTCTAAATACTCATTAGTAACTTCGTGACCGCCTATCCATACTACCTCTTTTTTATAGTACTTTCCTCTAATCACGTTGCTTAAATTCATAGCTACCTGACCGGTATTAAGCGACTTCCATTTCTGAAAATCGATGCCATTTTCCCTAGCTATAGCGTAGCACTCCTGCTTTCTAGCATCACCTTTTCTATCACCAAGGTAAATCTTAATTGCTTCAGTGGTAGGATAAGACGCTTTTTTCTGCTTTTTACCATTACGCTTATCAAGCACGTTGATTTTTTGTACTTTAGGTCTTAATTGATACTTTGGCATCTCAGGCATTTTAATTAATGACCCTCTATGCACCGATGTCTTATAATCATGTTCTGCCTGTATCTTAGCTCTTAGCTCCAGATTAACAGGTGCGCGTAAAAAAGGTGGCATATCGTTTACTAAGTCTGTCATCTATCGTCTCCCACCAACATTAACTTCATCTTCGATATCACGTAACCACTCGTCAAATAGAAAGGCTAAATCGTCATGCATTTCGGCATCAAGCCGGACTAATTTAGGACTGTCATTCCACTCAACGAAGATCTGTGATGCTACAATCTTTTTATCATCCGTCATCTTTCGTTACCTCCAATCTAGGCCCAGTCCTTACCGTCTCAGGTAAATCGTCTGGGACAATAGTCAGGTGGTAAGCAAACTCGCCCTGATCACTCACGTAATCCTCAATGAACTGTATCTTTACTCGTATCTCATGCCTGTCTTTTTCCAAACATTCGTTCACACTAGCAACAGCCATTTCAAAGCCGTCGGCTTGGTGGCTGTCATTGAACACTATTAACTTACTCATCTATCGTCTCCTATCACAGCTAAGGCAAACGATAAAATAGAAAGCGACTATTAAAACTGCGATCACTATTGGCATTTCCATATCTAATCTCCTATCTGATTGATCTTAAGACCATTAAAACACAGCCTGATCGTCTTGTCAATACTGCCAGTATTCTGAGCTAAAAAAACACGGCTGACCTCACGGTAGCTAGCGGTGCTTGGTGTAACGTAGGAAAGCACGTCCAGTGCCTCTCTAATTAATCGGTCTTTCATCTCTTTTGTCATATCTTTATCTCCTATCTGTTGGTCTTTACCGGTCTGAATCCATCATGACTACAAACATTCCAATCGCACAAAATGGAACGATTGTAAGAAGCGTGCCGTGCATGTAGTCATTAATAATAATATTGCCAAGCACACCGTGCCAGACAAGAATTCCTAGTACAAATGTCATTAGTAAAAAGCTGATTCCGGCTAGTACTCTCATATCTGATCTCCTATCTATTTAACGAGCTAATTCTCGCACCCCGAAAGCTGGGCGGTAGGTCCCAGCATCCGGAGCGTCTAGCTCAAGTAGTCAAAAGCTAGACTACGTAATCAACGATCTCACCTCTTTTTATCGCCCAACGGATAGCATTGCCGAGATTCATTCTCTGCATTCCGTAATTAAGGTGGTCCCAACGCTTCATATCTAAATCGTGACGTGAAGCTATTTGCTCTAACGTTTCACCTTTCGAAAGGGATTTCTTCATATTAACTGATAGTGAATCGCCACAAGACTGCGTCTTACCGTAAGCCTTTTTGATTTTAGGGTGTATCACTGATTTGGTGATTACTTCGTCTTCGTCGTTAGACTCCTCAGCAACCGGATTGTCTTTTACTGTCTTTTTCGTCATATCTGATCTCCTATCTGTTGGTTTACTATCTTGAGACTATTAAAACATACCTTGAGTCTCTTGTCAATATTGCGGATTTTTCTATTCGTCTTCGTCCTCGATTGGGCCGAAGTTCAAAGAATCTGGAGCCATCAGCCACTCGTTGTCTTTCAACTCGACGCTGTTGATATTGTCGATCCACTCGATCTTTTCGAAGTCTTCGCCCTCTTCTTGGCAAAAAAGCCATCCGCCTTCCTCTTGGCAAAAAGTCTTTGCTTGGGCTTCTTCGAGGCTGTCAAAGCCAAAAAGAACGTATTCAGTCTTTTCGGGTCTTGGTGCTGTGTCGAGGTTCAGCTCGTCACGGTCTTCAATACTTGCTGAAAGCTGGATTTCTTTTTTTGTCATATCTTTCTCCTATCTGTTCTTCGTTAAAATGTAAGAACATTTAAGCACATCTTGAGCTTCTTGTCAATATTTTTTCTTTCTGCCACGGTTGATCGTGGCACGAGGCGTGGCAAACCGTGGCGACGGCTGGGTGTGGCTGTCTTTTTTTTGGGCGAAAGGCTTTGCCACGATTGATGCCACGATTGATGCCACGATTGATTGGGGCAAGCCAAGGGCCGAAAGAAAAAGGCCTCAAGACGTGTGCCACGATTGCCACGATTTGTGTTTCGTTTCTCTCTTTTCTAAGCAAGAGTCGAAAAAACCCCCTCTCCGACACCAAAGCCACCCCCCAATCGTGGCAATCGTGGCAAGCCCTGAGAATCTGGTTGTCAATACAAGAGAAAAAGAACACGGAACGAGCAACGAAGGGCAAGAGAATCGTGGCAATCGTGGCAACGAATAGCATTCCGCTCCTTGCAGCAGCATTCCGGCTCTGAATTGGCTGATGGAATAGAACACGGAACACACATCTTGCGATGCATTCTTTTTTTCGAATACCCCCACCCCCAAGACGAGCGACGGAAGAGAGAATACGATGGGACCCAGAGAGCTAGCATATTATTTAGAAATAGTCTTATTGACAATAGCCCCTTGACAAATGGCTCTTTTTTTGGTATAATCGTCTATGGCTCTTACTACGGAACGTCAGACATATCTTTTGCGTCTTAGAAGGCGCGGTCATTCTATCAGTGCTATTTCTGAAATGTTAAGTATTCCTATATCTTCTGTTCAATCTTCGCTATCAGGGGCGTATAAAAAGTTAGTACAAGAGCATGAGGCTATAGAAGCAAGGCAATTAGAACTAGACAGACTAGACGAGGTACAGGCATCTTATTATGAACCTGCGGTAGAGGGGGACCATAAAGCTGCTGAAGTAGTATTTAAGGCTATGGATCGAAGGGCAAAATTGTTAGGCCTTGATGCTCCAGAACAGAAAAAAGTAGAAACGTCTTTTTCAATAGCTTGGCTAGATGATGAGGATCCTACAGTAATTGATGGCAATTTAATAGAGGAGAATTCTAATGGCAAAAACACTAGCAGTAAAAAAAGCACGGACTAGAGCAAGAACAGCAAAAGGTCACTATAAAAAGGACGATCCTTCAACTCCTAACGTTAATGAAGCATTTGTACAAGAAGTAAAATCAGAAGACCAGAGAATAGCTCAAAGACAAGTTGGGGGTAGGTATCTTGGGGGCAAATTGATAGAGTGAGGGTGTGTATTCCTAATGCAATTACCCCTAATCAGGCGGTTAGTCTTAGGTCTAAAATCGAGTATTTATCGTTTGAAGATCCACGTCTTAGTAAAATACTTACTCTGGTGCAAAATTCCTGTAATGCTTCTATCGATAGCCCTGCCTACGTTAGGGTGGAGTGCAAAAA